TCATTTTCTAAGAAGTTCAGAGATAAATTCAATACTGCATTCCATAAGAAACAAATTTACTTATACGGATTATCTGCAACACCGAGTACGGTGGACTTAGATGAGGAAGATTTAGAAAAATACTTTGGTAAAGTAATAGAGATTAAAGAGGAATATGATTTTATTCCATCGTTTACATTTTATAATTACCAACACAATGAGGACTCAGAGTTTCTGTTTAATGATGAAGAAACATGAGAATCTTATATGAAGAAAATATATGAGTTTGAACACTATGCTGAATTGAGGGGGAATATGTGAGAAGATAAACATAGGATTCAGGAACAAAGGAAGGTTATAAGTACTAACTTATCAGATAAATGTTCTCTTATATTATGTGATAGAATAGCAGAAATGGATCTATGGGAGGAATATTTTGAAATTTATGATGAATATAATATTATTGTTATAAAATGAGACACTAAAATTACTGATGATAAAAGACAATTAGAGGAAGCATTAATTAGTAATAAACCGATTATTATTATTGGCTCTATTAGTAAATGCTCAACTTGATTTGATTTTCCTATTATATCTAGTGTATTTATATTTTCTTCTATAAAGTTCCAAAACACAGTTATCCAGAGTATTGGTAGATCATTAAGGAAAAGTCCTTGAAAGACAGGGTCTAAAATATATGTATGGAATGATCACATATTACAAAAACAAAAAATACAAAAACAATCTGTTATATTAGAAGAATATAAGATAGATAAAAAAGATATAGTACAAATAGATATTAACAAACATAGAAAAAAGAAAGGGAAAATAGCTTTAGAATTTTAAATAAAAGATTATGGAAGACATGATAAACACTCCTCCTCATTACACACAATGAGGGATTGAACCTATTGATTTTAGTATATCAAATAATCTAAACTTCTGTGAAGGTAATGTGATTAAATATGTTACTAGATATAAACACAAGAATTGATTAGAAGATTTAAAGAAAGCGAGATTCTATATAGATAAATTAATAGATTGAATATGAGAGAACAAATAGGCTTTTTCCATAGAAGAGTATATTCATACAAACATGACCGTTTCTGTATGCCACAAAGTTACAAAAAGAAAGCATACAATTTAAAATATAATAAATGAAGAATAAAGCCTAGGAATTTAGAAGAAGATAAACTATTTACACAAGTTGATTTAATGTATATAGAAGCGATGGATAAATTAATTAATAACGATTAGAAGATGACTAAAATAAAATTACTAGATACATTTGCTTGAGTAGGAGGATTCCATTTAGCTTTAGAACAAAGTATAGGAAAAGAAAATGTAGAGTGTATTTGATACAGCGAAATAGATAAATTTGCAAAACAAGTTTATTCTGAAAGATTCCCAAATAGCAAAGATTTAGGAAGTATAACTGAATTAGATATTGACTGATTAGAAGACTTTGATTTACTAACTTGATGATTCCCTTGTCAAGATGTAAGTGTTGCTTGAAAACAATCTCTTGAATGATGAAGAACTGTATTAGTAGAGTATCTATTACAAATACTAGAAAAGAAACAGCCTAAATACTTTGTCTTTGAGAATGTAAAAGGATTGATGAGTAAAAAGTTTGATGAATTTAGAAATAGTATTATTTCAAGAATACTAGATGCTTGATATAATTTAAGTATGAATGTATTAAATACTAAAGACTTTTTATTACCACAAAATAGAGAAAGAGTGTTTATGGTAGGGAGATTAATTAAATCAGATAATGGTTTTGATTTCCCAAAATGAAAAGAACTCACTACTTTCTTAAAAGATATATTAGAAGAAGAAGTTGATGAGAAATATTATTTATCACAAGAAAAAATAGAAAAAATAAAAAATAGTACATTTAATCAAGAAAAAAGAAGAATACAATGAAATAAAATATGTGAGACATTATTAGCCAGAGACTATAAAGACCCAAAATGTGCTGTAATAAACATGTATAATAAAAATATAGTTACTAAGATATGTTGAACTATATCCACGGCAGCTTGATTTACAGATGTTGCTTGATTTACTAACATAGAAAGTGAAAATAGAGCTAGAAAACTCACACCAACTGAATATGCAAGATTACAATGATTCCCTGATACCTGGTCAACTGATTTTGTATCTAATTCACAAGCATACAAACAAATGTGAAATGCAATATCAGTTCCAGTAGTAAAAAGTATATTTGATAACCTATTAGAAGATGAAAGAATTACAAACTGAACTAAAACTAAAATGAGTTAGATTAGAATCTGGGTTTACGACTAGATGGTTAAAGTCTTTGAAAGACAAAGGCTTTTATGTAGATAAGATTAGTGATTGATCTATTTGAACGAAAGTAGTTGATTGTTATATCAGAACAAATATATCATCTTATTGTTGTGAAATAAAGGTTATTGATAAAGATATATTCCAGGTCAGTAGACTAAGACCAAATCAAAGGAAGGGTTTAAGAACTTGGACTAACTTATGATGAAAAGCAATAGTCTGTGTTTATTCTAAAGTATTTAATCAATATAAGATTATTCCGTTTGAAGTCCTTGCAGACCTAGATACAGATTCAAGTATTAAATTAAAATTTAATTAAACTAACCTAAAATAACACAAAATAACTAAAAAGATTTGACTTTATAATCTTTTTCTATACAATGGTCTCATACAGTAATTAACTGTATGGGACTTTTTATTAAATAACTCTATATATTATATGAGTATGGCAGAACAAATTAGCGAAGATGCTAATACATTATATCTTTCGATCATAGGTGGTAACTTATCTCAAAAGGTAGAAGAAAATACTCCAGGTGCTAAAAGAAGAGAGTATGAAACAAAAGACGGAGCGACTGGTGTTAAATTTGAATTACATTATAAAAATCTAGTAGGTAAAATCTCTGGAATGGAATTTAAAGATGGAGACTTTGGGGAACAATTTATCTTATCTCTTACTAAATGAGAAGATAATGCTAAGATCCACATGTCTACAGATAGTAGATATTTCACAGCTTTTGCTAAGAAATTACCTAATGTAAATGTAGATGAAGAAATTACTCTAAACTCATTTGATTTCACAACTAAAGATGGGAAACAACTAAGAGGATTAGACATTAAGCAAGGTGAAGAAAAAATCATAGATGCTTACTGGGATGCAGATAAAAAGAAAGCATTAAAAGGTATTCCTTCTGTATCTGATAAAGATGCTAAAGGGTATGATAAAGATGACTGGAAAATGTTTTTCATGACAGTTAAGAAATTCCTTAAAAAAGAAGTTCAAGCAACTGTATTATCTGAAACTAATTCTGAACAACCTTTAGATATTTCTGATGCAGATGATGTATTTGAAGATGCTAGTAGTATTGATGGTATGGAATAATTTTTAAATAAAAAGAATGAATAATATTAAAACAGAATTTATTCAGCTTATAAAATTCCAAGAATCTATCAGAGCTAAAGTAAAACAACTTGAAAAATTAATACCGAGGTCTCCTAGTGAGACTTCTGTTATTAATTCACAAGAGTTCGCTTATAGAACAATACTTTGAGAGATTAATATGTTTATGGAAGACTGAGCTGAGGATGAAAGGGAAAGACAAATGGAAGTACATTATGATTTAATTGATGAAGATGGATAAAGAAAGCCTAAGAGATGATATATTGAGAGTACTTCCAACTAGTGAGTTGAGTGCTGTATCAAAAGAATATATTGCAGAGATATTAGAAATATGACATTGCACAGTTCAAGCAGAATTAAGACTAATGAGAGCTTCTTGACTACCTATACTATGGAACACAAGATGAGTTTTCTTAGATTATAGTGTTGGAGCTATAGAAAGACAAAACAATAGAATTGAAAATATGAAGAACTGATATTATAATTGAATGAGTAGAATACAAGATTACTTTAATACTATTATAGAAGATGAGAAAAAGAAAATGGAATCCTTGAGATACTAATTGAGAGAAGACTTTATTGAAGAGACTAAAAACTTGATGATGGGTAATGGGATGTAATAAATGTTGATCTATTAGTAATAATTCTGCTACAAATTGATTTAGTAAAGGATGTGGAAAATGCCTAGAAAGTAATCCTATTTGAAGTGTTGTAAATGGGAGAGTGAAAATTGGTACAAAAAACAGAATGAGTCAATGGAAGTGTATAAAATGCTGAAAGAAGATATGATGTCATGTAGCAGAAATAAAAGATCATTGATGTATATGTCTTAGATGAATAAGAAATATATGAGATCAGATTATAGATGGTAGGATGCTGGTAAGTAAATGAAAATGAAAAATGAGAGTAAAATGTATTAAATGTTCAAACATAGCTATATACTCCATATCTATTAATAGTACTGATATTAAACCTTGTCAGAAATGTGGTATGAGAGAGGTTATGAGATATACTATTAATAATGAGTATATTGATTCCTTTTATTCAGTAGCACAAGCATCAAAAGTTAGTAAAGTTAGAAATACTTATATATATAGAGTCTGTAGATGAAAAAGACAAACAGCAGGGGGATTTATTTGGAAATATAAAACTAATGAAAATATATAAAGAGCTAGAACAACAGACTCC